TGAGTGGGTTTTTTAATGGGAGTACAAAAGTGAAAAAGTACATTATGACTTTTCTGCTTGCTTTATTGATTGCTGTAGTTTTCTACATAAGTGCAAATTTAATTGATTTTAATCTAATTGAATATGCAACGGGTTTCGTCTTTGGATTGTCATTCACCCTCATTTTTAAAAAACAATCTAAGAGTTCTAAAGCTGCAGAGCTACTAAACAAACATGTAAAAGAATGGGCAGTTCGTGAAAGTAGGCGGGCAGGTTTATTGGCTCCAGATCAAGATACGAAGGATCTAGAAAGTTGCAAAAAACGTTTTAAGGATAGTCCGGTAAGTATGAAAGTTGAGTGGTCAAAAAAAGATGAGTAATCGTAAATTCACTTGGTGCCAAGATTTAGAAGGTAATTCAGGTTCGCAGAGCTTTAATACTTTGTCCTCTAAGTTTGGTGATGGTTATGAACAAAACATTGCTGTAGGTATCAATAACCGATCTGGTGAATGGACTTATCAAAGAACGGCTTATAAAGCCGAAATTATGCAAATCAAAGCATTCTTTGATGACCATAAAGGAGCTGACTCGTTTCTTTGGGATTCGCCTTTAGATGGTGAGGTCCGAGTAAAAACAGGTGAATATCAACCACGCTGTTTGGGCGGTGATGTTTGGCAAATCTCAACGACTTTCACCCAAGTTTTTTACCCTTAATTTAAACCCCTTTGATGCCCCTTTTTAGGGGCTTTTTTTATGCGAGTAAGAAAATGACGATTCAAACAGTAAATTTAGGTACGGCACCGACTGGCGCAGGCGGTGATACATTTCGTTCAACTGGCGCAAAAATAAATGAAAACTTTACGAATAACAACCATGCAGCTAGTCGTTTGGTTGGGACTGCTGCTGGGAATGTGATGGAAGTTGGTGCTTTTGGAGTTGGAAAGTCAATTCTATTAGGTAGTCAAAAATTATCAACATTGAGGGGAAATGGTAATGCCTTTTATTGGCAAAATAATGGTAATAATATTTCAAGTGCTGGAGACTATCCTGACGACAATTCTCAGGCAATTATTAATTTAGATCTTAACGACTCAACTGATGCTTGTGCGCAATTAAGCATAACGCATAACTCCGATTTTTATGTCAGGTCTGTAAACTGGAATGTAAATACGTTTCAGCCGTGGCGTAAAATCTTGTCATCAAAAAATACAACTGTGGATGCAAATGGTTTCATTAAGTCAGCATCACCAGTTGTTAAATTGTTTGCAGATAAAATTGAACCTAACGATGAAGCTGCTGAGCAGAACATTACTTTTGAAAAGCTCGATGTAGGGCACTACTTGCTAAAAGGAACGTCAGGTTTTGCAACGGAAGGTTGGTATATCGAAACGCCAAAAGATGCTAACGGGAACATTCTTTTTGCTGTGATTTATCAGCAGTTAGAAAATAAAGATATTGAAATCAAAACTTTTAAAAAGAAGTTTGATGTTGAGTCTGCTTCAATTATTGCTGATTTGGATAATCCAGTTGATATTTCAACGGGTCGCTGGATCGATATTCGCTTGCAAGAAATTCCTAAACCAGTACCCGAAATGCCAGTGGTGACAGAAAATGACCCTGAATAGTGATTTCCAGAAGCTTTATGTAGATGGATTAATCCATTTGTATGAACTAGATGCCAGCAGCTTAGGTGCTGGCATTTTACGTTTTCATGGCCATATAGCTTTTCAAGACTGGGAGAAAATTTACTCATCGATCGGATCTGAAGGATTGATCGGTGCAGATTCAGGAAGCATTGGTAAGGTTTTTGATACCGGTGATCAAAAAGTATGGAACCGAAATATTATCTGGCAAGGTCAAGTATTTGAGCCAATGGCGCTTGAGGTGTCTGGCCTTGAAATGCGTTCGGACGGTAAAGCTTCAGCGCCAACTTTAAGCATGGCCAACAATATCAACGGTATTCAAAATGCTGTGTCTGCTTACTGTTTGCAGTTTAAAGACTTTGCTGGTGCAAAACTTAAAGTTATTACCACTCTTGCTAAATACCTTGATGCTGAAAACTTCACAGCAGGTAATCCAACTGCTTCAAATGAATCAAAAGAGCAAATCTGGTACATCGAGCAAAAGACATCTGAAAATGCTCAGGCCGTCACTTTTGAACTATCCAATCCAATCGACTTTGAAGGTTTAAAAATACCAGTCCGACAGGTTTCCAATTATTGCCATTGGTGTGCGATGGGCGATTATCGTGGCGAAGAATGCCAGTACACAGGCGCGGCAATGTTTACCGATAAAGATGAGCCAACGGATAACCCTGCACTAGATCGCTGTTCTGGTCGCCTATCTTCATGTCGTATTCGCAACAATGAAATCCGCTTTGGTGGCTTTCCAGCATCGAGTTTAATGTGATGAAACTAACCGCAAAACTTAAAAAAGCAATCCAGACGCATGCTGCTGAAGTTTATCCTTCCGAGTGCTGCGGTGTGATTGTGAATAAAGAATATATTCCATGTCGCAATATTTCAGCTCAATCTGATCAGTTTGAAATACATCCTGAAGATTTAGCTATGGCAGAAGACCAAGGCGAAATCTTAGCTTATGTACATTCCCATCCAGATGGTACTACACGAGCCTCAGAACTAGACTTAATTCAAATTGAGTTACATCAAAAGCCGTGGGTCATTTGCTCCTATCCAGATCTGGATTTTCAAGTTTATGAGCCATTTGGTTATCGCGCCCCCTTGGTGGGGCGTAATTATTTTCATGGCTGGCAAGATTGCTATGCGCTTGTACGTGATTTTTATAGTCGTGAATTGGGTGTAGAACTGATGGATTTCGAGCGTAAAGATGTATGGTGGGAAGATAAAGATCATCCTTCTCTTTACCTTGAAAATTATGAGAAAGCAGGCTTCTATGAAGTAGATAAACCAAAATATGGCGATATGCTTGTTTGTCGTGTTGGACGTACTGAACATCCAAATCATGCGGTTGTTTGGCTCGGAGATAACGGAAAGTTGAAATCAGAAGAAAGTGAAAACTGCATTGGTTCAGCGTTAATTCTTCATCATCCATATAACCGCAAATCTGTTCGGGAAATATATGGTCAACAATGGCTTGAACGTACTGTAAAAATCTTGAGGCATAGAGATGTTAAAAACAATTAAGTTGTACGGCATCTTGGGGCAAAAGTTCGGTCGTGAATTTAAGCTCGATGTCGCAAATACACGTGAAGTCATGCGTGCATTATCTGTTCAGATCGCTGGCTTTGAGCATTTTATGTTGCATGCACATGAGCAGGGCCTACGCTTTGCCGTGTTTTTAAAATCAAAGAACTCAAGTAATAAGCGAGGCAAGAAACGCCCAGCGATTTATGACCACGAAACTAAGCGGCTCATTACCGGCGATAACATCGGTGAAGAGCAGCTAGACATGAATACTGAAGCAGACACTATTCATATCGTCCCGCGTGTAATGGGGGCTGGTGGCAATAATGGGATTTTGCAACTTGTACTTGGTGCGATTCTGATAGCTGCTTCATTTATACCAGGTATTGGTCAGGCTGCTCAGGTTGCATTGATAGGTGCAGGTGCTGGCATGGCTATGGGAGGGGTTGCATCAATGCTCATGCCAAAAATTGATAATATTCAAGACCAAAACCAAGACGGCAACCGTGCCAACAAAGGCTTTGGCGGTGCAGTTACCACGGTTGCACAAGGAAATCCGGTGCCAGTGCTTTACGGCCAGCGTGAAGTCGGTGGCTTTATCGCAAGTGCTGGGCAGTATCCAGAAGATTTGATGTAAACACTTAAAAACACAGGCGCAATGAGCGCCTTTTTTATTGTTTAGGGAAAAGTATGAACGCAGTAATTAAAGGCGCAAAGGCAGGGCAGGGCAAATCAAGACAGCCAGTGATTGCACCCGACTCAGCACAATCTAAAACCTATATTAAAATTCTATATGGTTTATCTGAGGGTGAAGTTGAAGGCTTGGCCAATGGTTTGCAATCGGTTTATCTGGAAGAAACTCCGCTACAAAATCCGGCTGGCGGCTGGAACTTTGAAGATGTTCAGGCTGATTTTCGCCATGGTACTAATGACCAGACTCATATCGAAGGCTTTCCAGATATCTCCTCTGAAACTGCAATCAATGTTGAATTAAAGTCTGAATCGCCTTGGGTTCGCTCACTCACCAATACTGATCTGGATGCAATCCGTTTACGCTTCAAGTGGGGGCCGCTACGTGAGCAGAATGCTGAAAATGGTGATGTAAAAGGCATCGTCATTCAGTATGCGATTGATCTACAAACTGATGGTGGCACATGGACTGAGGTTTTAAATACTCAAATCGCTGACAAAACTTCTGCAAACTATGAGCGCTCACACCGGATTGATTTACCTAAGGCCGATACCGGCTGGACGATCCGTGTCCGTAGAATCACACCGAACTCAACATCAGAATATATCAGTGACAAGATGTATGTGGATGCGCTGACTGAAGTTATCGACCTGAGATTGAGTTATCCAAATACAGCTTTACTCGGTCTGCAATATGACGCTGAAACTTTCTCTAATGTCGCAAAAATTGCTGTGGATTTAAAAGGTATCAAGCTTCAGGTTCCATCAAATTATGATCCGGTTGCACGCACTTATGCAGGCATGTGGGATGGTACATTTAAACGCGCTTATACCAATAACCCTGCGTGGATTTATTACGACATTTGCACATCAAAGCGCTATGCATTGGGCGACCGCTTAACGTCTGCAATGCTGGATAAATGGTCTTTATATCGCCTTGCACAGTATTGCGACCAGATGGTTGATGATGGCAAAGGCGGAAAAGAGCCACGTTTTACCTGCAACGTTTATCTGCAATCCGCCGAAGATGCTTATGTAATTCTCAGCAAACTGGCAGGTGTATTCCGTGCGATTTCATACTGGGATGGCAATTCCATTGTGTGTGATGCTGATATTCCGCAAGACACTTACTTTACTTACACACGCGCCAATGTGATTGATGGTCTGTTTGAGTATTCAGGCACTCGTGCGCGTGATCGACACACAGTTGCAAAAGTAGCTTGGGATAACCCAGCAAATCACTATAAAACTGAATATGTGTATGTGCGTGATGAAGCAGCTATTGCAAAGCTCGGTGTACGTATTGCTGAAATTGATGCATGGGGCTGCACATCAGAAGGGCAGGCACAGCGTGCAGGTCTTTGGGCGCTAAAGTCTGAGCAATTAGAAACTCGCACTGTATCTTTTAAAGTTGGTTTGGATGGTTATATTCCACAGCCGGGCCGTGTGATTGAAATCGCAGATGAACTGTTTGCAGGTCGTGCCAATGGCGGTCGTATTTCTGCTGTCAGTGCCGACCGCAAAGTCATTACTCTGGATCGTGATGATGTGGTGTGTCGTGCGGGTGACCGGCTTGTTGTAAACGGTGAAGATGGTAAAGCACAAGCGCGAATTGTGTCATCTATAAATGGTCGCAATATCACTGTAACCACGGCTTTTGATGCGGTTGCACCAGAAAATGTTTGGGTCGTTGATGCTCAAGACTTAAAAACCATGAAGTTTCGCGTCATGAGTATTACTCAAGACGACAAACATCAGTTTTCAATCACTGGCTTGCAATACGAGTCAGCAAAATATGATGCGATTGATTTTGGTGCTTTTATTGATGAGCGTCCGATTTCAATTATTAATCCAACTGTTCAAGCGCCTGTCGAGTCTGTATCAATCACTTCTGAAACTATGGTGCAACAAGGTCTTGCAGTGGAAACCATGGTTATCTCATGGCCACAGGCACAAGGTGCAACCAAGTACCAGGTGGAATGGCGAAAGGATGATGGCACCTGGATTAAATTACCGATTACCGGAAATAACTCAGCTGAAGTGTCAGGCATTTATGCTGGTAATTATGAAGCGCGTGTGACAGCAATTTCAGCCTTTGATATTGCTTCACTGCCAACATATTCAATTCTGACTTCACTGACCGGAAAACAAGGCTTGCCGCCTGCTTTAGCCAACATTACAGCGACAGGTATCCTGTTCGGTTATCGCTTGAACTGGAATTTTCCTGCGGTTGGCGCACTTGATACCGCTTATACGGAAATTGAAATTTCAAGTACAGCGAATGGTGCTAACGCTGCACAGCTTGGTTTATTTGCTTATCCAACAGATACGCACGAAATTCAGGGAATGCAGCCAAATTTAACACGTTGGTTCCGTGGTCGTTTGATTGACCGGATTGGAAACATTGGGCCATGGTCGGATTGGACTCATGCGACAACTTCTGCCGATGCAACAGATGTTCTTGAGCTCTTGAACGATCAAATCAGTGAAACTCAGCTCAATCAGGATCTTAAAACCAGGATTGATCATATTGAGACTATTGACGCTGAAATTGGTCCAATTAAGCAAGATATACAAAATACGAAAGATCGGATTGCACAAGAAGTCATTGATCGACAAAACGCTATTCAGCAAGCTTCAGATGGCCTTTCACAGCAAATTATTGATGGTGATGAAAGTGTTCTTGAAGTTGTAGAAACGGTCAAGAAATCAAGTGATGATGGTCTTGCGGCGGTTCAGGAAGATATTCGTGTTGTTGCAAATGAACTCTCACTTGTTGCTGAAAAGACCGATGGCGTGTATGCACAGTTAAATCCACCTTTAATTGGCTCTGAGTCTGATCTGATTGGTAACGATCAAGGTTTTGCTGGCACATGGTCTGTTCAATCGGCAATGATCGAAGGAGACTTGGCACTTAGTAAGCGTATTGATACGACAGTTGTTGAAGTTAATGATTTACGTGCTTACGCACGGCAAGAAGTTGAAGCGCGAATTGAAGGCGATAAAGTAACAGTTCAAAAGATTGATACGTATATCGCAAGTAATGACAGTGCTCTTGCAACTGTACGCCAATCTGCACAAGTTGCAGTTGAGCAGTCAGCTGCAAATGCTGAAGCAATTGATTCAATTAATCTTGAGCTTGACGATAAAGCTTCAACTGGTGCACTTGAGCAAGTTAAGTCTGATATTAAGAATGTAGATGACAAAGTTATTGCCCAAACTACAAGGATTGATGGAGTTTACGCGCAAATCAATCCTCCGTTGATCGGGTCAGAATCTGACTTAATTGGAAATGAAGGAGGTTATGCAGGCGTATGGTCAGAGCAATCTGCTCGTATCGAAGGTGATTTGGCCCAAGCTAAACTTACTGAACAGCTTTCTGCTCAGATGAATGAGAACAATGCCGTATTCAAGCGCCAGCTCGAGGCAAATTCAAGTGCTATTTCTTCAACGATAAAAGTAACGGAAACGTTGCAAACTAAAGTCGGTGAGAATAGTGCGTCTATTCAAAATGTCAGTGAAAGTGTAGATGGCATCTATGCTCAGCAGTTTACTAAGTTCGATGTAAATGGCCATGTTTCAGGTCATGGATCAATGAATGATGGTACGACTTCTACTTTCATTTTTAACTATGACTGCATTCAATTTGGTACTCCGGTGGGTATAGATGGTATTGAGCCAAAACCCTTGATGACATTACAGAATAAGCCTGTGACTCTGCCTAATGGCACTGTTATTCCGCGTGGTTTGTATGTCGATAATGGTAGTTTTGGGTATATCAATGCGAATCGAATCTGGGCTGAAAACTTAAGTGCTATTAGTGCAGATTTGGGTGATATTGAAGTTGATAATGCTCACATTAAAAACGGAGCAGTAGATACTTTAAAAATTCAAGATGAAGCAGTCACTGTCCCTTCTGGAGTAATTAATCAATCAGAGCGTAAGTTTTATTTTGCTGTTTCTAATTCAATGGCGGGTTCGGTTGCCTATACACAAGATCTAATTACCCTGAATGTAGAGACGCAAGGAGGGAAGTTAAGGATTGATGGATCGTTTGTGTTTGATTGTAAGGTCAGACTTACACAATATCCATCCTCCTACAACATCTTGAAATGTGTGACATTGGCTTGTCGGGTATTAGTAAATGGTACTGTTGCATACACTCAGGAAATATACCCAACATTTTATGAAGGGAGCAATACAATCCGGTTTATTGGAGTTACTGCGACACCTGTTTATATCCTACCTGCTTCCACCGGTACAAAAACAGTAGTGCTTCAGTTGGCCTATATCACTAAATATTCCAATATTTATTATGGCTCATTTGAAGCTCAAGGTGGCTTTGCCGAAGCTCCTACAATAATCACCATGTCATCTTTATCAACATTGGAGCTTAAAAAGTGACGGTATTAGTTTCAAAGAATGGTGAAGTTATTGGACATATTTTTGGTAATGAAGAGATGATCAAGCTGAATACTCCGGAGGGGTGTGTAGCTTTAGATGATCCTCCTTATCCAAATATGTTTTATCAGGGTGGGTGGGTAGAGATGCCTGCTCAACCCTCGCCATATCATATCTTCGATTATGAAACTAAGAAGTGGGTCGATAATCGATCTTTAGAAGAGGTGAAAAGGCACAAATGGGAACAAATCAAACAGATTCGGGATCAGTATGAGTTTGGCGGTTTTGAGTTTGAAAATAAGCTTTATGATTCAGATCCTAATTCTCAATTAAGAATCGCTACTGCAGCTTTGCTCGGCGTATCAGTTGAGTGGACTTTAAAAGACAATTCAGTTGTTAATCTTAGTCCTGATCAATTGATTGACTTAAAAACAGCACTTGCAGTGCACATTAATAACATTCATGAAAGAGGGCGTATTGCACGACAGAAAATTGAAACTGCTTTGACATATGAAGAAATTGAAGCAGTAAATTTTTAATTTAGAAATTTCTTAGATAGCACCCAACTGGGTGCTTTTTTATTGCCTACGATCTGGAGGATAGCATGCATGAACGATCAGACAAATAGTGTAGTTGAAGCAGCTGCAAGTACAGCTGCCGCAACTGCAACAAAATTCACTTATGGCTATGTAGTAGGGGGCAGCTTGATTGGTGTAGTTGGCAAAATTGATTGGGCTGTTGTCTTTTCAATCTTAATTGGTTTAGCGACCTATTTTACTAATCTCTATTTTAAGCGCCGTGATGAAAAGCGTAAGAACGAGATTCATGAGCTTCAAACCAAGCAATATGAGCTAACTAAGAAACGCTTAGAAGGGGAAACAGATGACAAGCGAACAGACTAGAGCATACCTTTCATTTGCTCTTGTGGGATTAATGTTTGTATTGGTGATTGCTTTATTTTTTGTGGAAATGCCACGGGAAAATAGCACTCTTTTAAATACAGCATTGGGTTTTATTGCGGGGGCGATGTCTATGGCGTGTGGCTATTACTTCGGAAGTTCAGAACTAGAAAAGAAAAAGAAAACCGAAGAAACCAAACAATTGTAATTTACTAAATCTTTATACCGCCTTCGGGCGGTTTTTTTATATCTGAAGGAAACCGAAATGAACATTGAAAAATATCTTGATGAATTAATTCAGCGTGAGGGCGGTTATGTAAATAACCCAGCTGATCGCGGCGGTGCAACAAAGTTCGGTATTACTGAAGCTGTAGCACGTGAAAACGGCTATAAGGGCAATATGAAAGATTTACCGCTTGATGTGGCCAAAGCAATTTATCGGAAACAGTACTGGATAGAGCCACGTTTTGATCAGGTGAATACTCTTAGCTCTGCGGTAGCTGAAGAGCTTTTAGATACTGGTGTGAATTGCGGTACCGGCTTTGCAAAACCTCTTTTACAACGAGCTTTGAACTTACTAAACAACCAAGGAAAAGCTGGATATGCAGATTTGAAAGTGGATGGCGTGTATGGCTCTAATACCTTAGGTGCTCTTAAAACATATCTGGCTAAACGTGGCAAAGAGGGTGAGAAAGTCCTGGTTCGAGTTCTCAACATTATGCAAGGTCAGCGCTATATCGAGATTTGTGAGCGAAATAAAAGCCAAGAGCAGTTTTTCTATGGCTGGATCGCCAATCGGGTTGTTATATGAAAGTCTTTTATTGCAGACGCTCAAAGATAGCTTTCACAATTACATTGCTGTGC